TTACAACACCCTCTACTCTTGTTTCTGTAACGCTTTTTAAAACAATATTTACGTTTTGTCCTGCTGGTGTTTGTCCAGTGTTTACTGGTGTTGCTGATACTATTGGTGGATATTTAAAGTCTTTAAAGTCATAGGTAAATGTTCTTTCGTTACCCGCCGAAACTGTAGAGTTGTTTGCAACTTCAACCAAACCGCCTACTATTCTTGTATTAGAGGTTTGTACCTCTGCTTTGCCCGCACTTGCTGTATCAATAATTGTTTTACTTGTTTGCTTAGAAGCAACATTTGTAGAAAGGTCGTTTACAGCCTCAATTAGTTGATACAAATATGTAACATCAAGAGGTTGCCCTCTTTCTGGTAGTGGTACTTTTGCCATTTATTCCTCCTATTTTATTATACCAAAGAAACTAAGCCAGAGTTGTATATTTGCAAATTGGCATTTAGTGTTTTTTCAGATGACTCAACTTGAATGATTACACGTACATTTGTAGTTCCAGTTTTAATAAATTGATATGAGTGAATTGGTGTTGTGCCATGGTAGGTTGCTGTAGCCCCATCAAATCCAACAAAAACATCATACTTTGGTCTATTTAATTCATCTCCCCATACTGCACTAACAACTGAGGCTGAAACCTGTACGGCTCCAGCAACAGCAGTGATTGAGTCATCTAGTACAAGATTTATTGGAGACCATTGAGAAGTTCTGTTTTTATCTTCAGAAACAACTCTGTATCTAAAAACGTATCCAACTTTATCATGATCTAGTGCAGGCAAAGAGGCTTTTTTAATTATAACTTTTTTAATTCCTGCATCAGCCATTATGAATTATTTCCGCTAGAAAGATCTACTGAAAATCTAAACTCAACATAGTTGTTAGTATTAGGACTCTTAACCACTGTTGCTGCACCAGAAGTTTGAATTACCGAATATCCTGTTAGTCCATAAAGTGGATTTACTGTAGCAACATTTTCCAGTTTTAAAGCATCTAAGGCTACATAATAGTTGCCCGATGGATTAACTCCATCAATAACACATGCGTATATCTTAACTACAGAAACATCATTCCAATCAAATCCAGACGTTCTATATAGTTGTTGAAGTTGTTTTGTTACTACAAAGTATCTTTCTGTAGCAAAATCATATTGTCCACCACTACTATCGTCAGCAACTTCTGCTTCAAGTCTTGCAAACTGTGTTCCGCTTGTATTTTCAAATGAAACTAAAACTCTGGCTCTTTCTGGTTGAGTGCCAGAACCATAGGTTCCGTCTCTATTTACTATTGAGAATGCTAGTCTTAGTTGATCTGTTGGAGAATTTTTTGTAAAATCAACTGTTGTTCCGCTTAATCTAATATAGTTAGATCCCGCTCCTATTTCAAAAGTATCTTGTGTTGGACCGCTATCTGATTCAATATCAAGATCAGCCTCATTGCCTTTTATCATAATTACATTATTTAAAAATCTTGGTCTTTCATATCTTGCAACTCTTGGTGATTTAAAAAATATTGGATTGTCTGCGCTTGTTTGAAATACTGGATCTGCTATAGCAATAATGTTGTCATAGTTTGGGGCATCCAACGCATTAGACTCTGTATCAATTGCTACTGCAGATGCTGTTGTTACATATTGCCAATTTTCTGTTTGCGTAAACGCAAAAACTGTTTTACTATCATACGCTCCCGCAGAAGGATTAGAACCTGCAGAATATATTCCAATTTCAGATATTTCATATCTTTCTTCTGTTGGTAGTTCTGCTGTTAAAACAATTTTATCTACACCGTCTTCGTTTACAAAACCTCTAGAAGATATTGGAACACGAAACATTTCAAAATCTAAATTTGTTTTTGTTGAATAGTCGCCAATTTCATCGGAGGTATCCAATGGTGTAGCACCACAACCAATAGCAATATACGAGGCGTAGGCAGGGGCCTGACCAAGTAAATACTTTGCAATAATAGTTTTACCAGTATTAGTTATCATGAGGTATAGTCTCCAAGATCTGCTTCATATATTGTACCACTTACGCTAATCTGTGTTTCTATTTGTTCATCAGGATTTATGTTAATAAATTCAATAATTAAGTCTCCTGTTGCGTTAAGGTATACGTTTTCTCCATTAGTGCCGTTGCCAATTTCTGGAATTTTCTCTTCTAATTTAATTGAAAATCCAGCAAAAAACTTGTCTGCGGTTTGTTGTAGGCTAAGGATATTGTTTGGATTATACCTTTGTTGAATGGCTGAAAGGTTTTTGATTGGTTGATATGATATTTTTTGTCCATTAACAATGTCAGACCTTGTTATACTAATTAACTCTTGTCCACCAATATTTTCAAATATTTGATCAAACATTCCATCTATAGGAACTGATTCTTCATCAAATAATATAATATCTAAAGTTGCAGTTTTAACTGGTGGTGGTGGGGGCGCAGTTATTACTTGTAAGGTTGGAGTTGGTGGAGTTGCATATATAAAACTTGTTGAAGCAGCACTAACAATAACTTTATTTTTTTCAGTGTCATTTGTGCTACCACTACTGCTATAGCCAGTTTCTGTGCGAGTGGTTCCTAATGGTATAGGTCCAATAAATAATTGATTTGGTGTTGTTGGTTGAAAAGCATCTGTAATCGTCTGAGAGGAACTGACCGTTTTTTTAGCAGGATCTGATTTGGGGGTTGGTGAAACATATGGACTATATTTTGCAGGACCAGTAAACGTAGGTGTTTTTGTTGATGTAGATGTGACTCTGTTCTCTTTTGTATTTGCATTTTGAACTATTTTAGATTTTCCACCGCCTGAATTTTCACTTGCCATCTTACACCTCCGCCAAATAAAGAGTCATGTCTGGACCACTTATTCTTCTTGCATACTCAATATTATAAACTATAAATCTAGAATTTGGTGAAGTAACTAAATCTAAATTATTAGAATCTTTGTAGTTAATTGTTACTATATCTCCAAGTTGAATTGTTGGAGTTGCAAATATTTTTAAACCAACCGACTTTTTAGGAACCATAAGTTTATCTATCATCCAGCCCATTAAATTTTCTGCATCATCTTGAGTCTGTATGTATGGAGTATCTAAGGTAAACTCATTATTTCCATAAATCATTCTGCTTCTTTTAATTTCATCAAACTTTTGTTTTTCAACTTGAGGGGAAACAATTTGAGAAGATCCAGTTAGTAATGGGTTAGAAAAATTGCTACGCTTTTTAAAGTATTCGTCAACTGTTAACTCGTGGGTAGTGTCTTGTGTAAATGTAACGCCTTGAATTCTTAAATAGTTACCGCTTGTTTCATCAAGATTTAGGGCTGTGTCTGTAGCATTAAATATTAAAAACTCAGCGCCGTATGAATCTGCATAAAAACCAGAAGAAACATATCCTTTAATGTTGTTAAATGTTGGTGATAACTTAGCGTAAAGTGCAGGGTATGCACGATCATACTTAACATCAAAATAGGCACACTCTCTCATTATTGAGCCAAACTCGTCAAAATATAAATTGTATTTAGGTGGCTGTTGGGCACTAATTCCAGATAGGTAAGTTGCCTGAACTATCCCGCTCATTGCATACTTTCTTAAAGATTCACTAGCACTTATTTCGTTGTCACCAAAAGCAGAAGATAGGGTTTCTCCAACTGTAAAAACGGTATTTTGAGAATAATTTTGAGACAAAGCGTAGATATTTTCAAACATAACTCTAGATGAACCACGAACAAAAGGAGCCATGTTATTATATATTGGTAGTGGGTCTGGATCATCTACAACTTTAATTAATTGATTATTAATATATAAATAGAATCTTCTTATTTTTCCTATGTCTTGATACTCTACTGCTAAATCATATACCGTCGGATTTTCTTCACCAGCCATTCTATACTGACCAGTAAACCTGCCATCGTCAACTATAATTTTTGCTAGACCACCGTAAAGTTTTACGGGAATTGCATTATTATTAGAAGCATCTTTTTTAATTTTATAAAAAACAACATTATTAATGGAAATGCTTGATTGATTATTTTTATCTAATTTTAAGTATGACTCTATATTATCTTCTGTTAATGCAGCAATTTCAAAATAATACCCATTATTAGTGGTTGGATTAAGCAATACTGCAAGACCTCCTGAGCCACCACCAATACTTACGTTTTGATTTGGTTGAACTCCAGCAACCTGGTAATAGGTTGTGCTTCCATTTGGCGTTTGACTACGAAGTTCGTTGTTTTCAATTTTTCCAATAATACGCATTCTTGTTCCAAAATGTTTATAAGAATTGTCTAATTGTTTATAAACATAAGAAACTAGATCAATTGGAGTTTCGGTTGTTTCAAAAGTTGGACCATTCATTACTAACGCTGATGATTGAATTGTTCCAGTTTTAGGAGATATGGTTGAGTTAACTGGAGTTTCCGTTGTATAACTTGAAGACATAAAGTTTTTAATTGTTCCGCCTCTTGATGTTTGTTGGGCTTTAGAGTTACTAACTCCTGCTGCTCCAATTGTAGTTGCTGGCAAAGAAATATCTTCAAGTAAGGTAGTTGTAAATAAATATTGAGTTTCCATGTCACAGCCTCTAACATAAGTATTATCTGACCAATAGGTATCTATTCCAGCAGTATGAGTTGTTATTGTTGTTCCAAATTGAGCACGTCCGTGTTCATAAACCGCACCATTTTGT